TGATTTGCTGTTGCAGTGTATTCTAATCTATTTGATGTACCGTTAACAGTTGAACCTGCCGCAGCCCATCCACTTGATTTGTAAACTTTTAATTCGTTTGCTGTTGTGTCAAAATATAAATCACCAACATCGTTACTGCTTGTTGGGGCTGAACTTAAAATTCTATATCTTTCTGCAAAACTGTTTACTCCAGAAATATTAGAAGCAACTGTAGAAACATTTGCGTTTGCGCCTGCTACTGTTGACACTGCACTAGAAATTCCTGCTACAGTATTTATGTTTGCACTGTTAGAATTTACAGCATTAATATTTGATGAATTATTATTTACAGACGTAAGCGTACTTGAAAGTCCTGCTACGGTGTTAATGTTTGAAGCGTTAGAAACTGCTGAGTTGATGTTTGTAGCGTTACTAACTGCTGAATTAATGTTACTTGAATTATTTGCTACAGCCGTAACGTTGCTAGAAATTCCTGCTACTGTTGATACGTTTGCAGAAATACCTGCCACCGTTGTAACGTTAGCACTTATCCCACCAACAATATTTACGTTAGCTATGTTAGTTGCAACTGTATCTATTTCAGATGTAGTTTCATTTAAATCATCAGCTACAGTCTCAACTTCTGATACGGCTTCTGCTAAATCATTTGCTACTGCAATTACTTTTGCAATGTCTGTTGCTACTGTGTTAACTGAAGTTATGTTTGTTGCTACCGTGTTGATATTTGTAGCGTTAGAATTAGTTGTAGTTATTGCAGATATATTACTGTTAACTGTGTTAATTGCTGTAATGTTACTGTTAACATTATTTAAAGTTGTTTTGTCTGAAGCACTTAGCCAAGTGTTTTCGATGTAGTTTTTTGTAGCCACATCTTGTGCAGACGTTGGGTCAGCAATAGTAGTTAATCTTTTACTTTGTCCATCCCATTGAAAATTTGTATTTGATAGTTTGATTACATCGTTAGCGTCATCAATAGCTTCTTGTCCCATAAAGAAAGCTTGGTTAGAATCAGTATCTAAATCATTTTCTGTTAGGACTGAACCTGCCGCATAATCAACTAATCTTGAAGTTTGACTTGTAGTTCTTCGTATTTCAATAGCACTTGCCGAAGCCGGTGCTGTGTTAAAAGTAATTTGAGTTCCTGCTGAGTTATAAGTGAAAGCAGTTGTAGCTACACCATTAATTGTTACAGTAATGTCAGCCTGGTCACGATATGTAAAATTTACTGCATATTGTGTGGTTGAACCATTTCCTGTGTATCTTACAAATGAATTAGCCATTTATACACTCCTTTTCTTCTTCTAATATGGGTACTTATTGTTATTGTTGACGGTCTTTAGGAAGTTCACTAGTTATTGCTCTCAAAAATTGTTGCAATCCTACTAAGTTATAGAACGGTAATAGTCCTATAGCTTTATTTCCGTCTGATTGAGAGAATGTTCTTTCTGGATTAAACGTAGATTGTGATACAGCTTTCATAGTTGGTATCAACTTTTGAAATATTAAAGAGTAAGTTGGGTTACCAGTTATAATGTTTGTATCAAGTCCACTAGTTCTATATCCAAAGATAGGGTTATCAGTATAAGCAGAGCCTATAATGTTAGCACCTATTGGTAACAAGGAAGCAAACGCAGCTCTTTGAAAACCTGCTTTAGCTATTGTTGCCGGATTTAATCTATTTTCATAAAATTCTTTTTGGTTTGGATGTACTAAACCTGCTAGAGAAGTTTGTGCTGAAAACATTAAAGAACCCCATAACATTGAGTTCATAAATTGGTCAAACACAATAGCGTCTCTCATCTTTAAACCATACAAAAATTGTTTAGCCCAAGATGTAAACATAAAACTTCTAAACTGATATGCTATTTGACCTAAGTGTCCATCTGCATTCATTCCATATTCTTTTAAATATCCAAAGTATGCTTTTTCACCTACGTCAGCTTGTTGTACTGTTCTATGTGCAAGTCTTCGCATAGCCATAATGTAAGTAGCCCTAGTTTCATTAGACCATTTATCAAAATTTGTTTTAGTTATTTTAGTTCCAAGTTCACCTTTAGTCCAACTTGTATGTGCTTTAAATTCGTTTTGTATTTTTTTCATCATAGATGGACTTATGCCTAAATCATCTAATCTGTTTTGCATTTGTGCGTCAGTCATTCTATTTTTACCAAATCTTAATTTAGCAAAAGGATGTTTACCTTTACCTACAGCCCATCTTCCAAAAATTTGTGTAAATTCAGAAACAGTTACTATCTGCATAGCAGAGGTACTCATAAACTGTCCAGAGTATGTGTTAGTAAATCTGTTCATTTGGTCTAATTTATTTTCTACTGTAGTAATAGCGTCATCCGACATATTACTTCCAAAGTCATCTAATCTGTTTGTAACTTGTTGAATAATAGAATGGTTACCAACTCCACCCATTGTGTAATCTATTTCTCTAATAAAATCATCTACACGTTCACCGTTTTCTAAACGTTTCATCATACGTCTTAATTCAGGAACATTTTGTAATGTAGCATTCCAACCAATTAAACCAGTGACGTTACCCATCTCTGACATATTGGCAAAACCTACTTGGTTCATCACCCTTGAATAATTTAATTTACGAATAAATCTTCCTATTGTAGGTGCTAGTCCAGTTGGGTTTTCTGCAAGTGGTCTTCCTTTAATAAAACTATAAGCCATATCCATAGCTTGAATTTCATTATCCATTTGCCATTTTGCTCTTTTAGTAGCGTTAATTTTTACTGGGTCATAACTGTCAACAATTTCTTGTCTAATTCTTTGAAAGTCACCTCTAGATTTTATTCCTTTATAAGCTAAAGCCATATCACCCATAGCACTATGTGTGTAATTCATAAAAATTGCTTCAGCATTATTTTCTAATAAATCAGAAAAGTTTGTTCTGCCGTCTGTATGTCCTTCATTAAATCTAATTCTTCTTTGTAAATAAGATGAACCAGAAACACCTTCTCCTGGTTTAACTTTAAACATTCTATTAATTAAAGCATCAATTTCTTCATCAACCATATTAGTATGCTCTTGCATCATTCTTCTAAATGTTTCACGTTTTTGCATACTAGTAACAATAAAATCTAAATTAACTCCACCTTTAGAAAAGTTTGACCTTTGAACTACAGTTATTAAATTTTCTGCAATAGTCATTTTTTGAGCTGCTGTTAAAGGTCTTTGTTTTACACCTTTAAGCATAGTATCTTCCATAGCATTAACTAAAAATACTTTTAAATATTGTGAACCTTTAGTAGGGTCATTTAATATTTTTTGATATTTTTGTGGATTGTGAACTCTTGTTAAATAATTAAAATTATCTACAATATTTTCAGCACCTTCCACTCCAGTAATTTTAAGCATTTGTAATTGCTCATTTAACAATTGACTTTGTGTCTTTGCCATTTGTTGTATTATTTTTTGACTTTCAGCCGAAGTATATCCTAATTCACTTAATGCAATTTTTTCACCACGTATGGCTCTACCTACTAAATCATTAAATTCTTTTCTTACTTTATTATTATTAGGACTATTCCATTTATGTCTTCCTAAATTTTTTTGTTCTATTAACCATTTTTTTAAAAAGTTTGTGTGAGGTACATGATATAAAACCATCATTCTATCTACGTTCATATCTTTAACTTCAGATACAGTTATAGGTCTTGTATAATTTGTATTTCCTTTTTTTGGCGTAGAGTCTCTAACTAAAAGACTTCCAAATTTTCTCATTTTGTCACTCATTGTTGAACCCATTGCAGCAGAAAAATCAAATCTAAATGCTCTAGCCCAAGTTTCTGGTGTCAAATCAGCGTCACGCAAAATGTTAAATTCTGCCATTCTACCTCTGACATATTCATTGGCTGTTGCTCTACTGTCAAAAGTACCTTCTGGTTTTGCTTCATCCCAATTACATATTTTTTTTGCCATTATTTACATTTCCTCACTTCAATTGTTCCGTCTTTATTTACTTGCATAATTAATTCATCTGGTTTTCCAGATTGATTTTCTATCATTCTAACTTCAAATCTACCGTCTGCTCTTTTAGTTGTGTGTAGCGCTAAATCGTAATTAGGGTCATACCAATCAAAAGTTCTTTCACCATTTGGTTTTAAAGGGTTAGGATTATTAGGACCAGGAATAAGATTACTATTATTAGAAGGTGGTGGTTCAAACCCTCCATCATCTCTAATTAATTTAGTATCACTTTCATCCATTGTGTCTTTAAATTGTTTTGTAAAATTTGTGTTTGTAACTCTAGGTCTACGTATTCCAAATAATCCACCAAGAAATGCACCTGTCATTACACCGTGCATAACATTATCAATATCTAAATCTGGTCTTTGTGAAGCAAGATAAGTTTCTATTGCACCAATAGATACTGCACCTGCACCTGCTTTTCTTAAAATTCTATATGCTCTTGCACTTTTTTGCAAAGCAACTACTGGCGCTAACAATCCGTCTGTAGCAATAATTGCTGTCCACGCCGCAGGGTCAGTAAACGCAGCCAACAATCTTAACATAGTTCCTTTACCAACACCTTGAGAATTAATTTTATCTTCTAATTCTAAATGTTTTAATAACTGTTCTCTTATTTGTTGAGCGTGTGCTAAACTGTGTGCGTGTGCAAATTCTTCTCTATAATCATCTGGTAAATCTGTACTAAGTTCATCTAATAATTCTTGTGATAAAACAAAATTTACATCTGGTGCTAAATCTTCTCTACTAAATTGTTTGTATAAATTAGTAGCAATCATTTCATCTTCGTATGCGCCTTTTGTTGCGTCACCTAAAGTGAATTTCTTTTTTAAATCTTGTTGTCTTTTGTAAGTTACATTTGCTATTTGGTCTAAATCTTCTTGGTCATAAGGCGTAGCATAATCTAAATTCCATAATTGTGGTGGCTCTATATTATTTATAAAATCTTTAGCTGAATCAGTTTCAAACTTCTGTCCCATAGCTTCAGTTTCTTTATCAATTTCTTGATAGCCTTCAATTAATTCTGGAATAATTTTAGCATTTTCTTCAGCTTGTGTATTGTATTCTCTTATACCGTCAATAGCATTTCCTACTGTATTTGTAATATTATCTACTGAAAAAACATTTTCTGTTTCTGTTTTAAGAATTTCTGTTTTAGCTTCGTCATCTATATAAGGGTTCATCATAACTTCTGGCAATGAACCATCCATACGTAAAGCGTCTGCTTTTAACTGATTATCAATTAAACTTGTGTCACTTTTTTTTAGCGATTGACTGTGCATACTCCCACTTGTGTTTACAACAAAAGGGTCACCATTATCATAAGAATATGTAACAGCAGTTTTCTTTCCTTCAACTAAAGAATCTCCTACTGTATAATTTGTAATTTGACTAAAGCCTAAATCGTTTGCAGCTCTATTGTAATTTCTAATTCTTCTATTAACTAAACCATTCATTACAGCATTTGTTCCTGTTGCAGGGTCATTAGCTGAAATAATATCTAACGTATTTTTTAATGCAGACTCATAGTTTCCACTTATTAAATCATTTTTAAAACCATTAAATAATTTTCCAGAATTATAATATTGGTCTGAAGCAACAATTTTCATTGAGTTTGGTAAATTATTCCAAGTGTCTTCACCAACATCTTTTTTCATTTGTTCTATATTATAAATAACAATTTGTTTTGCTAAATCTTTGTCAGACATTTCTTCAGCATTAAGTTTATTAAAACTTAAAAAGTTTTTAAGACCATCAGCTATGTGTGTTATACCATAACCTCTAGTTCCTACACCACCTTCTAAAGCAACTTTTCTTCCTTCTGTTCCTTCATCTTCAGCAAGTATTTCTAAAAATTGGTTTACCCATTCTTCGTTCATTTATTAACCTTTATCTGTTCATTTAATAATAATTTCTTTTGATTAGCTGCATTTTCTAATATGATTTTCATATCTTTATCTGCTTTCATCATGTCTTCAATTGAGCCATCCATAAAATCTCCAGTAGATACAATTACAAAATCTCCGTTTGGTGTCATAACTGGTAATTGAGAATTTTTATCTGTTAAAACTAATAGTCCACTTTTAAAAGGACGTACTACTAAATCTTCTGCGTAATATTTTAAATCACCTTTTCTATCTTCTACTAAAGGTATGTCACCTTCGTTAAAGAAACCATCAAGTTTGCCTGCTTCTTTATATTTTTCCATCCAAACAATTTCAAATTTCTTAGCTATTGCTCTACTTTTTTCTGTAAGTTTTGTTGGGTCTGCGGCAGGGAAAGATGAATTATTAACAAGAACACCATCTACTAAAGTGTGTCTAGTAGATACTTCTTCAATAGCAAATTTAATTGCGTCTTCTTTTTTCATTCCTGCTTTCATCATTGTCATAGCAGTCATAGTTGCTCTTTGTGAAACCAAAGACATATCAACATCATCCCAATCAAATGTAGGGTAATCTCTTGTAATAGATTTAACCCAACCTGGTAAATCTTCTTTATTAACTCCAACAACTCCACCTATCCAAGGTATACCTTCATCAAACCATTTATCAAATTTACCTTTAACATCATCATAGACATCTTCTTTGTTTAAATTTGTGTTTGCATATTGTGAAGCAGGATTAGTTACAGCTTCATAAGCTTTCATAATTGCTCTGTCTTGTCCCATGTTTGTATTTCTCATAAGATTATTTACAATTTCATAGAACGTTGCTGCGTTTGTACTAGCGTATTTAGTAGGAACTTTATCACCGTAAATTGTTCTTAATTGTTGATATCTTTCAAATCCTCTTGTAAAAATATCAATACCATCAGGGTCAATTGTACTGTCATTACCTGCAACTTTAATTACATTAATAGAATCAAATCCCATTGTAACTTCATTTTTCCAAGTAGGATGTTGTATTCCATTAGCGTCTAGCATTTTTTGTGTTAATTGAAATTTTGTAAATTCACCTAAATCTTTTGGTATATCACCATTAGCAATCATGTTGTTAATGTGTGGCATTAATATTGTTTGTTCCCAAGCTACTATAGAGTCATTTATATCATCATCTGATAAACCAATTTTAGTATTACCACTTGAGTCTGTGTAAGTAGTTTCATCTTTTTTATAAGCATGACCTTTAGAAATTAAATCTACGCCAATTGCTAGTTTACTTGATGTTGCTACTGTACCTTTAATTGCAGCAATAATTTTTGTTGCTTGTTCTTCTGTTTTGGGAGTTCTTAAATAAGAAGGTAGTTTACCATCTTTACCTCTGTTCATTGTAAGATATGTAACAATATCAGTTAACATTTGAGGGTCAGTAATTAAACCAGTATCTTGTAAATCAACTACTTGTTCAAAATAATTTAATACTTGTTTATTCCATTCATCTTTATTTATAAATTTTTCATTAACAACTTTGTCAGTTCTTAAAGTTTCTAAATCTGCTACTCTTGTAGAAGAATTATATATTTTTTCTGTTGTATAGTCTGGTGTTCCTGCGTCTATTTCTTTTTCTGTTATAAAGCCACCACCTTGTTCCCAAGCTTTAGCAATAATTTGAAAAGAAGCTGCGTTTGTTGCTCTGTTTAATTGTAAACCTTTTGCTACAGATACTTTTTGTTCTAAGTCTAATCTCATTTGGTTCATAGAGTCAGTGTATGCTCTAGTGTAAGATTTATCTTGTGTACTTAAATCTCTTATAGGGTTTCCTGTAGGCTCACCATTTTCATTAACTGATTGAAATAAACCATCTATATCTAGATTAGCCATTGCGTCACCTTTATCATCACCACCAGTTATATTTGTAACTTTAGTATTAATATTATTAAAATCTTCAATAGCGTGTGATAAACCAAAATTAGAATTTACAATTGCTTGAGTGTAATAACCTTTTAAGTTTGCAACTCTAGGGTCATTCTTATCAATTAACTTTTTAATTTCTGTTGGGTCTGTAATACCTTGTGCTTTTAAATTATCAAAAACATCTTGTGCTTCATTTTGTTGTTCTGTTTTGTAATTGTCAGTAAACTTGGCAAAAGATTTATTAAAGTTTTTTAGCGAATTTGAAATTTGATTTAGTTCACTATCTTTTGCTTCTCTAGGTCTACCTGTAGAAGTTGATTGATAACGAATAGGTACGTATTGTGATTTATATGCCATGCTTTATCCTTTAAAAAACTTTCTATCTTCATTACCTGCATATTCTGTTGCACCACCAGCTATATTAATTGCTAATGCCATGTCACTAGGTTCTACTGGTACTGGAAGATTGTTAATTGTATTTGCGTAAGAAGCATAAGCTTCGTTTTCTTGTCTGTTAAACGACATCATATCTTTAGTAAACGCCATGTTAACATCCATAAAATCTTTATCTGTATCTGTACCTACGTCTTTATATATTGCTGTAGCGTTACCAACATTAAGTGCTAATTGTTTTGATAATAATTTAATTTTTTCTTTTTTAATTGCAAACTTCTCTGCTGACTTTTCTTTTGCTGCATTAATTTTATTATTATCTATTTGTCCGTAGTCATCAAACAAAGATGCACTCGCAGCATTTTTAGCATGAAAGTTTGAAACAGAAGTTCTATAGGCTTGTTCCTTTTTAGCGTTATGGTCGGCTATCGAACTAACCACATTTAACGCAAAGCCTGCTTCTGCTGTACACATATTATTTTAACTCCTTCATTACTAATATAAAATTTAATTTTTCATGTCCGTATGGTAACTTTTTCTTTGGTTCAAATCCTAAGAACTGTAACCATTTTAAAGTTTCCCAATTTCGTTCATCTACAAAGTTGTAAAGATATTTATAACCTTTACCCATTTCGTTTACCCAATGAGGACATTCTTTTAAGAATTGTCTTACATGGTTTCTAAGTTGGTCGCTTGATAACATCCAAGCTACACCATAATCTTTTTCATAGGCACATGGGGTTGACCCAAACATACCAATAACACCTTCTTCTTTTGTTCCTAAGATTGAATAGTTTTTTGCACCTTCATAAGTGAAGGGAAGAACTAATGCCTTTAATGGACTTAGGTTGTCCGAAGCTTTAATTTCACGTCTATCTGCTAAACGCATTTTTGGTGCTAAGTCGATACAATCATTAATGACTGCTTCTCTTACGCATTTTTCCATATTACATCCTTCTATTTCTTCTATGATAAAATCCTTCAATTTCTGCTGATATAAAGTGACAAGG